ATAGCTGCAGGTCTAAATGGAGCCCCAGGCACAGGGCACAGTCTAACATTGTTGGTTAAATATACACCCATTGCCACAGGGACGATTGCAGATACTGCATTCACTGTAACATTTGGAGAAAGCGACTTGGTCAAAACATTTTATAATGCTTCGCTGCGACTAGCTACTGGCGATAGGATACACTTGTATATTACATATACGGGAGGTAATGGTAATACTGCTCATGATCTCACTGTCCAGATAGATACATATTGAGCAATTTTGTCTGAATCTTAGAATCAGGGTATAAAATTGAGCTATAGTCGCCCTAAATCTCTTGCACTTAAGGCAGCATGACATCCTTAGCACACTATGAGAATATATTTAAGAGCTCATGGCGCGGATTCTATGATGGGCGCTATAGGACTGAGCAATCCGATATGAACTTTATACGAGCCTCCAAGGCAGTCTCGTATAATGATCTTCTTCAGGAGGCAATTGTGCTTAAGAAGGCTGAGCTAGATGCGCATGGTGGAAAGCCATTCTATGAGCCTAGCACTTACTATGGCTCTTATAAAGAACCGCATTATCATTCAGAGTATCAGTGGGCTGCATCTCGTTATGCTTCTGGACTCTACTCCACGTATTACCGATTTCAGAAGGAGGGTGAGAAGGGCACCAAGGCTGCGCCAGAGAATCTTCCAGATTCTGTATTGCAACTTTGGACTCTGATTAATGAGGCATCTGAGAAGGAGCCATGGGCTTGGCCTATGATGCAATTACAGGATGGCTGGTATGCTGATAAGTTTATTGCAGAACTTCCAGTGCTTCAAAGTGCAAAAAATTCGTATATTGCTCTTGGCCGCACAGAGGATGAGTTTAAACATGATGTTGCTAAGGTTCGTGGGCTTATTCGGTGGAAGGGGTATTAGTGTTTTCTAGTGGTTCTCTTATTCTTCTTAGCTCTTCTTGTTTTTTTCTTATATCCACCAAATCCAGGCCACTTCTTTTTCATTAGATGCGGGCCAGGTTCTAAGGGAATTAATTTACCTGGTTGTTCATTCACATATTGTGGATAAATACGATACTCTATAAATTTTCTATTTTCACATAACTTAAAGATAGCATCAATAACCCTATCTTCTTTAAATTTGTTTAAAAGTATACTATCATCGGGAGTATTTCGATAAATATCTATTTCAGGATGATCGTCAATGTTAATCTGAATTGAAAAAAAATTTTTAAATCCACTTGTTTCAAATGGTTCGAGTTCATCGTTATCACTTACATAATTTTTTTGTATTTTCTTTGTAAATATATATCCAATAGTATTAAGCATTAAATTTTTAATATCGCTTGAATAGTTTGTATCTTTCTTTGAATCTGCACTTGTTAGACCAAAATCAATTAATATACATTTTTTACTGCCATTATCATTTATAACAAAAATATTATCTAAGTGTATATCATTGTGCGAATATCTTGCAGAATTTAGAGCATCAATTGCCTTTCTAGCAGAACAAATTAAGTTAAGATATTTATTTAATCGCTCTTTAATTGATTCTATACTATTGTTGGTCGACCTAATAGTATTAAATTCACCCCGTAATGTTTGTCCTTCGTGACCTTCATATATTAAATATACTGGTTCAAATCCTGGATCATTAAAAGATTCTTCATGATATTTTTTTGTTGAAGCTTCCATTCTTGCACTATTCATTATTCTTGCACCTTTTAAATTAGATACACTATCTGGAATCTTAGCAGTTAATATGTTTGATACTTCTATCTCATTAAGTATTTGATTTATATTGAATGCAAAATCAATTGTCTTAGGTATAATTTGTTTAACATAATATTGCGTTTTGTTTACATTTACATTATTGCTAAGCTTATATACCGTTCCATAGACACCGCGCATTGATACATTTTTATTTTGTTGTTTTTTTACTTTCCACGCAGCAATTATACGATCAACAAACTCCTTTTCTCCATAGTAAGTAAAATCACCATTATCTTTCTTAGGAAGTTTTCCAGGTTTATTTTCCATTTTACTAAGTATAAAGAATTTAATATAAGATTCCGTAGATGTCTGAAATCACAGAGCAAATCTGGCTAGGCTCCTATGGGGATAGTGCAAATGAGCCCTTTTTGGAAGAGCGTCAGATTACACATATCTTATGTTGTGCTGAGGAGTTACCGCTCAGAGTTGGGTTTCCATATTCCCAGCACTATGAAGGATATAAGGTGCCTCTAGTTGATGACAAGGCAGATGAAAAAACCAAGGGATATTTTTTGGAAGCTGCTAGTATATTGGATGGATGGATACGCGCTGGAAAAAAGGTCTTTGTTCATTGTTTTGCAGGAATAAGTCGCTCTGCTTCTGTTATTATTACATATTTAATGGTCTATAAGGGATGGTCATTTGATCTGGCATTTCAACATCTAAAACTTAGAAGGCCGAGAATACATCCGCATTCTGAGTTTATTCCTATCTTGAAGGCGATTGAGGCTAAACTGCCTACACTGCCTCTACAACCGCCGTATTATCAGAAGGACTCTGAGGCGCAGTAGCCCCTACTGCAGCATCGCCATCAATGGTCACCTGTAGAGCATCGCCATTCGCAGTAACACAGCGTGTAGCTGCGCCAGTAGCTGGGACAGTGCCAGTAGCTGCGCCACTAACGCTACTAGGCTGCTCCGTCTCACCCGTGAACCGAACAAAGTTAGAGATACCATACTGCGTCTTGAAGTGCTCAGGAATCCAGGTAATCACCTCAGCCATGTGGAGACTCTTGTTTGCAGGGCGAAGAGCAGTCAGATAGAACTTGTGCATGTCAAACACGAGTGGCTGCACAGACTTCGGTAGGCTCTTGAAGGCCACCGAGTGCTCCTTGTGGCACTTGCAATACCAGGCATACAGCATCTTGGTGGCTGCACGAAAGTCCTGCTCATACCCCTGGAAGTCTGCATTATCCTCCTGGTAAATGCGCAGATACTCCTGAACACGCTTCTGAGAGCGAAGTCGCAGGAAACGACCATAGGAATTAGACTCCGTCCCACGCAGATCGCGGCGCACACGGTCGTGCTCGGAATTGCGGAAACGCCATCTCTGAAGGCCAGAATGCACAACGAGCCCCTGCCAATACCAGGGCTTCGTCGCCTTAATCTCCTCAAACTTGGCCTTCAGATCTGCAAAATCACCCTTGAAGGTGAGGCTATAGGTCTTGGGACGCCATGCCGCAGGCAGGTCCTCCGTATAGAAGGTCACCGTGCCGTCATTGGCCACGGTGCCACGGTAGATTGCCCAGAAATTAGCCTTCTCCACAGTGCGAACCACACGGTGCTCAGGGTGAGCAAGAACCAGTGTAATGAATGTTGCAGCCACTGAATCACTGGGTGCACCAATCAGCTTCTCAATCTCGTTGAGCGAAGTATGCTTTGCGTCCATAGCCTCCTCAAAGAGCTCACGGAATGAGCGCTCGGAATAGAAGGTGCCATCAGCATCCAGCTTGGACCGTGTAGTCACATGGGTCTCTGCATCACCACGAGCACGAAAGACATTTACCATAACGCCCTCAACGAAATCCTCGATACGCAGTCCTGCCTCGCTATCACTAGGAATCTTCTGATCACGACGAGCTGCAAAGGGAGATACACAGCAAGGCAGATTGGCCTCAGTATCCCACACAACAGAACGACACAGCTGACCAGCCTCTGATACGGCATCCTCAGCAATTGCAGCCTCACCCTCCTTCTCCTTGCTGTTCCGCAGAATTGCGTATGCACTATCCTCCGACTCGATAATATCAATACCTGGCTCCTCTGCCTGGAGCCAGGCCTTCAGCTCGGGCCACGTCGAATACTTGGTCACCCAAGAGGCAAAGGTTGTAAGGCTAGACATGGAAGAAGTATTAGACATTCTTGTATAACTATACTATGGTGCGACTACCATTCAATTTTTGTTGTAGTTGAACATTAGATGGCTGAAGAAGAGGCCTTAGCGGTGCCACCTTTAGCACCTTTGGCACCATTGGAGCCTTTGGCTAAACAAGAGGAAGTAAATCTATCACAAGTATCTGCTGAACCAGAGGAGCCAGTAATTGAATTAGGCGATCGCATTCGTATCATTGGTGGAAAATATGATAAGACTACTGGCAAGGTATTATACAGAACTGAATCTGAACTTCATATTATACCTGATGGGCTAACAAACCAGGTCATTGAATTTGAACTTACTGAAGAAGGATTCGACCCAGCCTTAGAAATTGAGGGTGTGGAAATTTTACAGAAACGCAAAAAGGCGAATCTTGTTGAAATCTTAGATCTCCGTGTTGGCCAGGATCTCGAAACATTTTCTGCAGATGGTGAAACGAGTGCAAAATACCGTATTGTCAGTGTTGATCCAGAGGGTGATACTATTACTGTAAATAACGAAGCTGAAGGAGATTTGGTTATCCCTTTCGGATTCAAGGGAATTCCAAAGGAATTACCATTTCGTGTAATTCGTGGACGTCAGCCTCAGGAGCAAGTGGTTCTTGCTCAGCAAGACGAAGAAGGTCTAGAAGATGCAGAAGGTCTAGAAGGTGTCGAAGGCGATGAAGGCGAAGAGGAGGACTTTCAGTTCTTAGATGATGAACTACTTCCGGCTGGAGATACTGGCGTTGAGCAACTTATAGAAATTCCCACATCTGAGCGCACTTATTCTAACCAGACTCAGAAATCTGAGGCATATGCTGACCTATTATCACTAAATACTCCCGCAAGACAAAAGCAGCTAGAAACTCAGAAATCTACGCGCGCTCTAACTGAGGTTTTCTTCAGGCTTCGCGCATCCGTCTTAAGAACATCTGATGATGGCACACCAAAGGGTATACGACCATCTAGCATTCAGACTCTTGCAGATGCTCTAGAAAAGCGACAACTCAATCTAAGCCGAGCTGTTGTAGATGTTGATAAGATCTTATATCATGACATGGATGTTGAACAATATCCACAGCCAGAAGTCTTAGATGGAATTCGTCTGATAGATTTTAATAAAAAAATCATGGAATCTGATGAATATCTGGAATCTTCGCCAGACATGGCCGGTCAAAAATTCATACCATTTCTAAATGGATATTTACACAAATTTTCTGCATCGTGGAGAAATAAGGGAACCCAGCGTGTAGCCTTTCAGAAGGATGAGGAGGTATTTCGTAGACTCCCTCCAGAAAAAGAGGCCAATATTCCTGGATATCCCTGCTGTCTTCCAAGATCAGATAAGGGCTATGTATCTTCTGAAAATGTGAGTGAAATATCTATATCACTCATACGTGGATTAAGAGCCATACGTAGTCGTGGACAGCTTCTCCAGGAAGGCGAAGAAGCAACTGTCTTATCCTATGTCATGTTTCCATTGAAATATGCATCATCGCTGAGTTTTCTGAAGGGGGAGTCCTTAATTACTGACATCATAGATGGCCAGAAATTACAGTATTCTATCAAGGATATTTTAAAGGATGCAAATGAGATTACAGATATTCCATCGGCATCTCAGCCATTTTTAATAAGTGTCGATGGCGGGACCTTAGGAAATATAACACTGCGTGATTACATCAAGGCGCTCGGTATACGTGCAGAGGGTATGGGTGATATATGGCCTATTCAGGTCCTACTGGGAATGACTGAACGCGAATGGACAATTGATCAATTTGAAGCCTTAAAACAAGTTATAGGGGAAACTCAGAATCAGATTCTCAAGGCAATTATTCAGCAGCGGGAAGCTCTCGCTCAGAAGGTTGCACAACCACCAGCAATTCAGGGAATGTATATGGTTCCAGATTCTGCGGAAATGATTGAGAAAATCGCAGAAGAACCTATTCTAAACGAGATTCAGCAGACTCTCAAGGATCAGATGCCTGCATTTGCCAATAGCGATATTACAATGGTTGGTCTACTCTTAAGAAATCACCAAGAAATAACAATGGCTCAGCTTGCAAATCAGCCAGCTGCTCTTACACGATCGCGTATGAAATATGCACGAGAAGAATATCTGAAGACCTTGAAAGATATTCAGCTGAAGAAGAAGCGTATAGAATTTGCTGGTGAGCCTCCAGAACCTATACAGTGTTCTCACGTGAAACCCTTGGCCATGATTCGTAAGGTGAAGGATGATTCTCAGCGCCTGGCTCTCTTATCTAAGTTTCTCATAACATTTCAGGGACACAAGCAGGATAATTGGATAAAGTGCAATGCTGGTGATCATAATTTACTGTGTATGCATGAGCTTCTGCAAATCTATCAGTTCTTGCGCCCTGGAGATGTGGCTGCTCTAAATAAGGATATTCAATTGAATTTCGGTGGTGGGCAATTCCAGGGTCACTATATTTGCCGCAATTGCGGACAACCAATTAGTGAATTAGAATATGATACACACTTGGAGTTCGATGATAGTGGCAGACCAATGATGGGTCGCTCTGTCTTAGAAGATACGGATACCTTAGAACAGTCGCAAATTGAGAGCATTCTTGGAACAACAGGAGATATAGACGAGATAGAAGGATTCGATGATATGACAAAGAAACTCATTTATACTACTGCCAAAGAGCTGGCAGATAGACTTCTTGCACCTCTAGAAATGAGTGATTTTATTACAATAGTAAATCGTGTATATAGCCTCATCCAGCAGATTCCTTCACGTGAGCGATACGTGCAATTCCAAGCAACGCAGAAGAAGGGTAAGTCATCTACTGTTGTAAATCTTATAGTAGATTATGATGTCTATATCAACCAGGCTCTAGTATGCTCAACTGCAGTGCATCTACTTATACATATTCAGACAAGGAGGCCCGATTTAATCTTGAGAGGAATGCCAACTGGGTGCAGAAATCTGGGAGGCCAGCCTCTTGAGCCTGAGGGAGGAACTCAGGGAATTCAGTGTGTAATCTCAGTTGTCTCTTCCTTTCAGAAGGATTCGCCACCCTGGAGTCTAACGCAATTTCAGAAAGAGCCAGATGATTCAGTCAGACAGAAGACAATCATGGGAATCTTTGAACCCTTCATGCGTGCATCTCTACAGGATCCTACAATCTTACAGGCTCTATCACAGAAGCGTGAATACTTGAAGAAAATTCTGGGTGCAGCTGGTGGACAGGGGCGGCCAGATGAGGAACTTCCTACAAACTTTGCACCAATTCCCTATGTAATGAAGGAGGAAGATTTTGTTGAAAAAATCATTGTGCCTGAGGCGGCAAGTGAGGCAGATCGTGTTGAACTCTGGATTCGTCAGGGCAATTTCTTGGCAAAGAAGAATAAGATGCCAATGCCAATGACCTTTAGTGAAACCTCGTGTTGTCTATCTCCCTTGGAAGCGAGTGATGAATTCTGGGAAAGAGGGCAGGGGAAGCAGAGCTTGCCGCCATTTTCACGGCGAACAGGAGTTGCCCCGCCTCCGAAAATTACTAGAATGGAGCCAACGATGAAACCATCTCAGATTTCAAGGCCTCTTCCTAATCCACCTGAATCCAGTTTTTACCAACTATTTCTAAAGGTCTGTTATGATGGAGAGAAAAAGGGGCGTAGTCACGAATTCGGCCTAACCCACAAATGTATGTGGTGTGATCTGAGCCTACCTGCAGAGCTTGAGCTTCTGACTCCTGAGCAAGGTCTTACAGCTATTGAATCTCAGGGTATAGAAG